ATGTTTATTATGGACGAAGCGGGAGGCATTCCCGACGCTGTGATGGCTGCAGCAGAGGCTGCACTTGCCAACGCTGGAACCGAAGTCGCACCGCATGCCATTGCCAAACTCATTATTTGCGGGAACCCGACACACCTGTCTGGTCCGCTCTACCGCGCCTGTTCGTCAGAAAAACATCTGTGGCACGTCATCGAGATCACCGGCGACCCTGACGATCCTGAACGGTCACCGCGTATCAGCATTACCTGGGCAAAGGAACAGATTGAAAAGTATGGTGCCGACAATCCTTGGGTGCTTATTAACGTATTTGGCCGTTTCCCGCCGTCATCAATCAACGCCTTGCTGGGGCCTGATGATGTGAATGCTGCCATGCGTCGTGTTGTGCGTCCTGATGCTTATAGAAATTCAACAAAAGCCTTGGGCGTCGACGTTGCGCGGCAGGGTGATGACAGATCGTGCATATTCCCACGGCAGGGATGTGTGGCATTCAAGCCAAAGGTTCTGCGTATTCCGCACCTGCGAACTGTGGCAGGTCATGTGGCGCAGGCGATCCAGAAATTCCAGCCCGATGTGGTCAACTGTGACGCTACAGGCGGATTTGGCTGGGGTGTCATCGAACCATTGCAGGAGTGGGGCTATACGGTCAACCCAACCGAATTTGGGGGCGCATCGTTCTCAAATCAGTTTTTCAATAAGCGATCCGAAATGCTGTGGACAATGGCGCAATGGGTGAAACAGGGCGGGTGTCTGCCGAATATGCCAGAACTGACCATGGAACTGACGGCACTAACCTACACGTTCAAAGGCGACAAGATATTCGTCTGCCCGAAAGAACAGGTTAAGGACATCATAGGGGTATCAACCGACCTTGCTGATGCCTTGGCATTAACTTTTGCGGTGCCGATAGCAGCCAAAGACCCGCTGGCACAGTACCGAAACCCGACCACAAATGACCCGTTCAAAAACGAATTTGGTGGCGGGCAGCATAATCCTGTTGATGATTACAACCCATTGCATTAACATGTTTCTACCAAGGCGACCTGTAATGACAGGAGTTTTGGCATGTGCAGATCAATTCTAGGGGGCGGTGGTGTTCCCGCACCTGTAGCTCTTCCAGAAGCCCAACCGTTACCACAAACCGTTCAAGAAGGCGATGCAGGCCCTGCAGCAGCACGGGATGATGAACGTCGTCGCCGTTTACAGGCAGCGGCAGCAAACAACACACTGGTCACTGGTGGTCAAGGCGTACTTGGTCAAGCCAACACAGGCGGCGGTTCGCTGTATGGTCAATAGCCATGGCCGAATTCGATCCTATTGATGTCACTAAACGATATAGGGCGCGGAATGCTGCCCTTAAAAACGAATATGCAACTTTTTTGCCTATTCACACAGACATTCGTGACTTCTTTGGCCCGCGCACGGCACGGTTCGACGGCGAACTGGTCAACAAAGGCGACCGCCAAGATGATAAGATCATCAACTCATATCCGCGCTATGTGGTGCGAACCCTTGCAGCAGGTATGCAATCAGGCATCACCAGCCCGATGCGGCCATGGTTCAAACTCAAAAGCCCGAACCCTGAACTGAATTCCCGCGAAGATGTGCGGTACTGGCTCGAAGATGTGGAAACCATTTTGCGGGAAATATTTGCCAGGTCAAACTTTTATAACGTCACCAAACAGTCATACGGATCGCTTGGCTTGTACGGAACATCGGCCATCGCGATTGACGAAGATGACGATGATATCATTCGCTGCAAGACATTCCCGACCGGGAGCTATTACATCGCGCAAGATGATGCTTACCGGATAAATTGCATACATCGCATGTTCAAAATGACCGCTGAACAACAGGTCATGAAATTTGGTAAAAAGGCATCACAACAGGCGCAAAGTGCCTATGACCAAGGTAACTATGACCAGTGGTTTGATGCCATTCATGTGGTTGAACCAAACCGCTACCGCAAGAACGGTACTACATCGATGCTGGCACAAGACAAAAAATTCATGTCCTTGTACCTAGACCCTGCCTGCCAAGGTGGGCAAGATGGCGTGATGTCATTCAAGGGCTTTGACCGTTTTCCTGTGATTGTCCCACGTTGGGATGTTCTCGGTGAGGATGTGTACGGATCAGGCTGTGGTGAAGTGGCACTTGGCGACGGCAAGCAAATTCAACTGATCGAAAAACGTAAGCTGCAGGGAATTGATCAGAACACACGACCAACCATGATTGCCGATGCGTCCATGCGCAACCAGCGCACAAGCAACAATCCTGGCGAAACAGTTTACGTCAACGGCCTGATTTCAGGGAATGCCGGATATCAGCGGGCGTATCAGATCAACCCGTACATCACGGAATTGAAAGAGGAACGCCAGACACTTGAACAACGCCTTGACGAAGCATTCTTCAAAAACCTGTTCATGATGATCGAAGCCTTCGGCGACCAGCCAAATATCACGGCGACACAGATCAATGAATTGAAAGAAGAAAAGCTGATCCAGCTGGGGCCAGTTCTTGAACGTCTGAATGACGAACAAAACGATCCGGCCATTGATACCGTGTTCATGTTCGCGCAAAACCGTGGCATGTTGCCCGATCCTCCACAGGATTTAATGGGTATGCCGCTGCAGGTTGAATATGTTTCTATTCTGGCGCAGGCACAGAAAGCCCTTGGCATCGGCAACATTGAAAGGTTTATCGGCTTTGTCGGCAACCTTGCCACATTTGACCCCGAAGTTCTTAAAAAGGTCGATCTGATGGAAACCATCGACCAGTATGGCGACGGACTTGGAATATCTGCGAAGATCATTCGTTCAACGGAAAAGGTGCAGGCCGAAGTTCAGGCATCACAACAGCAACAGCAGATGATGCAGGCCGCACAGATGGCACCTGATATCACACAGGCCGCAAAGAACCTAGCACAGTCTCCAACAGGCGTGGATAACGCCTTGACCGGATTGCTAGGCGTCGGGAGTGCGCAATAATGGACAAGATCGAAGATGATTTGATTTATGTGATGTCAACCATAAAAGGCCGTCGTTTCATTTGGGAACTGATGGGCTTGTGCGGCAAAGGGCGTCAACCTTTTGTAGTCGGCGCACCTGATGCAACAAATTTTAATTGTGGGAAAATTGACGTGGCCATTCAACTTGAAGCGATGGCCGACCCCGATTTGTACGTTTTAATGACCAAGGAAGCCAAGGAGAAAATTTATGAGCGACCAACAGACGACCACGACGATGGAAACCCCCTCAACGCCAGCACCAGCAGCGGCAGCGGTAACTCCGCCACCAGCAGCTGATACGGCACCGGCTGCAGCCCCTGCGACCGATGCTGCAAAACCAGCAGACCCTGCGCCAGCTAAGACAGCTGATGACACGCCTCTGTTATTTGATGACAAGCTGAAAGGTGACGAACCCCCTGCAGATGACCCAAATGCGGTCAAAAAAGAGGGTGACGACACTGAAAAGAAAGAAGGCGATGACGCAAATAAGCCGGAACCCATCAAGTTTGAGGAATTCAAGATCGACGAAAACCTTGTGGTGGACGAAGCAACACAGTCCGGCCTGATGGAAATTGTCAATAATGACAAACTATCGAAGTCGGAAATGGTTCAGGCATTGATTGACCTGCACAGCAAGCAGGTTTTAGGACAGGTGCAGCAGTTCAACGAATACCGTCAGCAACAGCGGGAAAGCGTCAAGAATGACCCTATTCTTGGTGGTGAAAACCTCAAAAAAACAGTTATGGCTGCAGACAATGCGATCCGTAAGTTCGCCAAAGACCCTGCATTCGGTGGCAGCGACGAACTATTCACTGGAATTCAGCAATCTTTGACCGTTCTTGGATTGGGCGACAACAAACACATGATCCAGTTCCTTGTCAACGTCAGCAAAGCCATCGGGAATGACAGTTTTGCTACGGGACAGAGTGGTGGAAGTGGTGAAAAATCACTTGAAAATATTCTGTTTCCGAACATGAAAGCATAGTTTTTCTGGTACTGCGTTAAACTTTCCCCCGACCGTGCATTTTACCTCTTGCATTGTCGGGGCTTTTTTTTATACAATGATAGTCGCCAAGGTGGACTGTTCTCTTAAAGGAGCAACAGGATGGCCACATTAGCCGCAAACACTCTCACCCTGGCAGACTGGGCAAAGCGTATTGATCCCGCGACCAACGCAGTCACCCCCGCCATCGTGGAACTTCTCACCCAAACAAACGAAATTCTGACCGATATGCAATGGAAAGAAGGGAACCTGCCAACAGGTCACCGTCTGACAATGCGTACCGGTCTGCCTGCAGTCGCATGGCGTCGTCTAAACGAAGGGGTGGCAAAATCCAAGTCCATCACCTCGCAAGTCGACGAAGCATGTGGCATGCTCGAAGCAATCTGCGAAGTCGACAAAGACCTTGCCGATTTGAATGGTAACACTGCCGCATTCCGTATGTCGGAAAGCAAGGCGTTCATTGAAGCAATGAACATCGAGATGGCCCGTGTTCTGTTCTACGGTAACTCAAACCTTGACCCTGAACAAATCCTTGGATTTGCACCACGGTATTCCACCATCTCCGGCGCGACCAACGGGCAGAACGTACTATCTGCTGGTGGTACTGGTTCGACAAACACTTCTATCTGGCTTATGGGCTGGGGTGAAGAAGGCGTCTATGGTATATTCCCTAAAGGCTCAAAAGCTGGTTTGGTTCATACTCCATCAAATGACTTTGATTGGGCGTTCGACAGTTCAAGCCGTCGTTATAAAGCCTACATTGACCATTATCAATGGAAGTGTGGCCTTGCCTTAGCTGACTGGCGTTATGTTGTGCGTGTGGCCAACATCTCTGTTACGGCACTGACGTCAAACTCGTCACCTGCTGCGATCATTGATTTCATGTCACGCGCCATCGACCGTTTGCCAAAAGCATCTGGAACTGTGAAACCGTGCTTCTACATGAACCGCACGATCTATTCATTCCTGAAACTGCAGGCGATGAACCGTTCACAGAATGCAATCAGTCTGACGGAAGCAAACAAACAGTTTGAACTGTCATTCTTAGGCATACCAATCCGCAAGGTTGACCAATTACTTAACACTGAAACCCAGATCAGCTAGTCTGGGCTTCGGCCTAACACCCTTTTAACCCAACTTCTGAAAGGAAGAAAAAATGATCTTAGATCGTCAACTATGTTTTTCAGATGGTCAGGCTTTGTCTGGCGCGACAACTACCGCGTCGACCGATCTGATTGATTTCACTTTGCAAACCCGTAACCCAGGCATTGGTACTCCTTTGTTCCTCGTCGTTGGCATTCCGGTTGCTGCTGGTGGGACAACCCCGACGCTGGCTGTTGCCTTCCAAGTCGATGATAACGCTGCGTTTTCATCTGCGGCCACACTCTTTACCAGCCCGACATATACTGCTGCACAGCTGACCGCTGGCGCACAGTTTGTGTACCCATTGCCGATTTCTGGTTTTGAGCGATATGCCCGTTTGAGTTATACACAAACAGGAACATCGCCAACAGTGACCGTCGATGCACACATCGTCACTGCTGCCGAACTTGTAGCGTTGTACCCTGTAGGGTTCACCGTAGCCTAATAACCCCCGCGATAGGTAGCTGCCCTTCGGGGTGGCTACCGTGGCGGTTTTTCAACTCACTAAGGAAGGTTTTAATATGCCAACTTATATTGCCAAGGCTGACGGATTTTTGTGCGGTTCTGCACAATACATCAAAGAAGGACAAACGGTATCCTTCCCCGAAGGGTATAACACCGATATTTTTGACAAAGACCCGCAAAGCTGGCTGGTCAACGTCGATGCTTACAAGGCCCCTGTGCCGCTGCGTCTTATTGGCGCAACACCTGTGGTCCCACAAAACCAAGTGAAGGCGCATGAACTGCAGGTCACAAACCCTGCTTATGATGACAACATGGCCAACATCATCGCACGCGAAAATAAGGAAGATGGCAACACGGTAGTTGTAGCAGGCGCACCAGAGGCACAACCGATTGTATCGGACGCACCTGTGACAACTGATGCACCTGTGAGTGATGTCGTTCCTGTTCTTGATCCGAACACAGGCTTGCCTTTACTTCCCACGACACAAGGCACCGGCAATCTGGACGTTTTGTAGTCCGCTGTCGGTTCCTAACTGAACCATAACAGAGGACTAAAATGTCTTACACCGAAGCACAAATTTTCAATATGGCCCTTGGACACGTTGGTATTCAGGGCCATATTACTTCTGCAGAAACAGATTTCACAAACGAAGCGATGGCTTGCAAAATGTTTTATGCGCATGCCCGCGACGTTATCATGGCGATGATGTCATGGCCGTTTGCTACCGTGCGTCAGAACTTGCAGCTGACATCTACAGCTTATGATGGATGGACGTATTCATACGCCTACCCAAATGACTGTGCGCTGTTTCATAAGGTTGTTTTACCTGGCATGCGCACTGAACCATCAGAAAAAAAGGTTCCGTTTCGCATTGTCAAAAACCCTGATGGTGCTGGTAAGCTAATCATGACTGACATGGAACAGGCAATCGGTGAGTATAACATCTATGTCACTGACCCTGCTGAATTTGATGCGACGTTTGCGCATGCTGTTTCTCTGTTCCTTGGCACCTTGATTGTGAACCCATTACGGGTTGATCCATCAATGGCCAAACAGGTGAATGAACAGTTTTCAGCATGGCAGATGGAAGCTGCTGGTCGTGCGCTGCGTGAAGCGCAGGAAGATAGCGTTCCCGATAGTGAATACCAAACAGGGAGGAATTAAGTGCCTGCCCTTATACAGCCATCATTCGCAGCCGGTGAAGTGTCAGCTGACCTTTATGGTCGGGTTGACCTTGATCTTTATCGCATCGGTCTACAAACATGCAAAAACTTTATTGTTCGGCAATATGGTGGTGTAGCTAATCGTCCAGGATTAAAGTATCTCGCGCCATGCCGCTATCCATTGAAAAAAGCCCGTCTTATCCCGTTCCAGTTTAATGAGGTGCAGGCGTATGAACTCGAATTTGGCGACCAATATATGCGGGTCGTCATGAACGATGGTCATGTCCTTGAGGCATCCGTCAATATTAGCGCGATCACGAAGGCGAACCCTGGTGTGTTCACGACGTCTGTAGCACATGGACTGACCACGGGCGATGATGTTTTTGTCCGTTCTGTGTCTGGAATGACGGAAGTGAATAACAGGTTTTTTCGTGTGACGGTATTATCCGGCACCACGTTTTCGATCCAAGATTTCTACGGCACTAATGTTGATACAACAGGTTATACGACCTACACGTCTGGTGGAACTATTGCCCGCGTCTATACCGTTGCAACGCCTTATCTTGAAGCTGATCTATTCAATTTGAATTATGCGCAGAATAAAGATGTCATGACGATCTGTGAGGATAGCTATTATCCCCGCGACATTACCCGCACAGGTCATGCGTCATGGACGGTCACACAGTTTGACAATCAGCAAGGTCCGTTCAAGGACATCAACGTCACGGCCACGGGCGTTTATACGTCAGCTGCTACAGGTTCCGGCATCACATTAACGGCAACGGCCAGCCTATTTGACGCCGGAATGGTCGGAAGTCTGTTTTATATTGAGCAAAAACCCGATGATACGACCAAACGCTGGGAAGTCAGCAAGGTAGTTGCGCTAAATGATGTGCGTCGTGCTGGGTTCAATTACTATAAAGCCACAGCGGGCGGAACTACCGGAACATATAAACCAGATTGGGTGGAAGGTTCAAGCAATGACGGCGACCCTGGCGTCAACTGGTCATATCTGCATTCTGGTTTTGGTATTGTCAAGATAACGGGCTTCACATCTGCGACCGTGGTGACGGTGGATGTGGTCAAACGTCTCCCTGACAATGTTGTAGGTATCGCCAACGCGACGACAAACTGGTCTATGGCCGCATGGTCAGCATCAGAAGGATACCCTCAATCCTTAACATACGCCAAACAACGCATGATTTTTGGTGGAAGCACAAACCAGCCAAACACATTATGGATGTCAGGCGTCGCATTGCGCACGTTCTTTGGTCGCTCTAACCCATTGCTGGACGACGAAGGCATCACCCTGTCCCTTGATACGGTTGAAGTCAACGCGATACGGCATTTGCTGCCATTGTCTGATCTGATTGCTTTGACATCTGCATCGGCGCAGCTGATAAATGGTAAGGACGAAACATTTGCGTCAACATCTCCACCATTTGCAAAAGTACAAACTAACACCGGCACATCTAAAGTTCGCCCGTTAATCATCGGGACATCTGGAATTTATGTAGAAGATACGGGGACAGTCGTGCGGTCATTGCAGTATGACTTTGCCAGCAACACATTCGGCGGCATTGATTTGTCGGCACGTTCACCACATCTGTTTGAAAATCGTTCTATTGTTGATTGGGCATTCCAGCGTCAACCGTTTTCTGTCGCGTGGACAATCATGGATGATGGTGCTTTGATTGGGCTGACATTCATGGAAGAACAAAAGGTTTATGCGTGGCATAGGCATGAAACAGACGGTACATTCGAGAGTGTTTCAACGCTGCGCGAAGGCCGTGAAAATGCTGTGTATTTTATTATCAACCGCACGATCAATGGCAAGACGGCACGGTATATTGAGAAGATGGCCAGCCGGAACTTCACCCTGATCGAAGATGCCTATTTCCTTGATAGTGGTCTGCAATACGATGGGCGCAATACGGGTGCCACAACCATGACCATTACAGGCGGCACCACATGGGGAACCCCTGAAATACTGACTATCACATCATCGACAGCTAAGTTTGCGGCCACAGATATCAACAATCAGATCGTGTTTTATGACGGCATCAAGGCCCTTCGTCTGGTGATTAACGGTTTTACATCATCGACCGTCGTGTCGGCAGTGCCATTGCAAACGGTGCCTGTCGCATTCCGATCTGTTGCCCGCACCGATTGGCGATTTGCCCGCAAGACATTCAGCGGGTTGAACCATCTGGAAGGTAAAACCCTGACGGCACTATCGGAGGGTAATGTGATCCGCGATTTGGTTGTGTCTGGCGGTAAAGTTACCCTTACTGATCCGTCTGCTGTACTGTCGATTGGCCTTTCCTATGTTGCCGATATCGAAACACTAGAGGTCAGCGGCCCGAATGGTGAGGTTAGAACCGAAATAACCAATATTCCCGAAGTGAATTTCATATTGCAAAAATCCCGTGGGGGTCTTTATGGCACCAATGGGTTCGACCACATGACATCGTTTGTTGAACGATCCATCGATCAGGGCTATGATGTACCTATTCCGGCCACCAATAAAGTGCAGGTCGTGAATACGAATAACACATGGTCAAATCGCGGTCGTGTGACAGCACGGCAGGCCGATCCGCTACCATTAACTATTAACGCCATACGTCCGCAGGTGAAACTTGGTCGCAGTTAGTTTTAGAAAACCAGATGAATTGGATGCCCGTTTTATAGCGACAAACGTGCGCGAGGCTGATTTTAAGGAATTGGTCGAAGGGTCATTGACGCATCCCTACCACGCGATGATTAAGGCGATGGCCGATAGTCCTGACCAGGCATTTACGGCCACGATCCGTGACATGCCCATTTGCATGTTTGGCGTCAGTGACGCTGGTCTGGTCGGTAGCGTCGGGGTTCCATGGATGGTAGGAACCCATTTGATCGACAGGCATTCTACGTCGTTTCTGCGTCAATCCCGTCATCTCATGGTGGAAATGTTCAATCGTTATGATATGCTTATTAATTATGTGGATGCACGAAACACACGGGCAATTCAATGGTTAAAATGGCTTGGGTTCACGATTGAAGAACCGCAACCATACGGGCCAAAAGGGTTGCCATTTAACATGTTTCGTAAGACACGGGAGAGTTTGAATGTGTAGTCCAACCCTTATTATTACAGCATTTTCTGCAGTGATGACGATGTCATCGGCAAATCAGCAAGCCCGTGCTGTTCGTGCCAACGCAGCCAATGCCGCTGCGGTCAATGAATGGAATGCTAAGCAACAGGATGCCGCAGCCCTTGATAGCGAACAACGTGGCGCAGATGCCGCATCGCAAATTCGTGAACGGGCCAAACGTGCCAATGCCACAGGACGTGCTGCCATGGGTTCGACAGGGTTCTTGGCCGATAGCGGGAACAACTTGGATTTGCTGGGAGATAACGCGCAAACGGGCGCACTGGACGCACTGACCGAACAAGGGAACTACAACCGCGAAGCGTATAGCTACCGCACACAGGGGCAGAATTTACGGTTCCAAGGTAAATTAGGCACCGATCAGGCAGCAAGTGAAGCTGCCCAAATTCGTCGAAACGGATTGCTTGATGCAACCGGCACACTGGTCAGCGGTGCGTCGTCGATGGGACGAATAGCCAACCCGTTTGAGCGCACAACTAATTTGTCAAATGGCCAGTCTATCCGGTGGAACACAGACCGCAGAGGGGTAAGCTACTAACATGCCTACGGTTCCGTACCTTGAAAGACAAGTACAAACGCGGGGAGTTCAACCCGCGCAACTCAATTTGCCTGCAGGATACGGGAAGATCGTGCCAAACACGGGCATGACAAACCTGATCAGTGCCTTAGATGAACAGGCAAAGCTGCAAAAGAAAAAGGCCGATCAAGTAAAATTGATTGAGAACCAGCGCAGCCTAGACCAATGGGAAGCAGACAATCTGTTCGACCCACAAAAAGGCGCACTGACGACCAAAGGTAAAAATGCGTCTGGCATCACGCAGAATTATGCGCAGCAGTACGACCAGTTTGTGCAGAGCATATACGAAAATATTACTGACGAAGATCAAAAGGTCAACTTTCAGAAGATGGCAGGCGACCGTCTTGATACCTTAAAACGTACTTTGTCGTCACACGAAATGGCGCAGGGCGATGCGTATATGAAGGAGAATGCGCAAGCATCACGCGATAGCAGCGTGAACCGTGCTGCACTTTATTACAACGTGCCTGATATCGTACAAAAAGCCATTAAAGATGCACAGACCGCTACTGCCATTCAGGGTGTGAATGATGGTGAAAGTCAGGCTGTGATCGATGTGAAGAAACAAGAGGCCGAAAGCAAGGTTCACATGGCTGTGCTGTCCCGCATGGCTAACACTGACCCAAAAATGGCTGTCGATTATTACAAGAAGAATGCCGCGCAATTCACGGGGCCTGATCTGGTTGACGCGCAAAGGATGATGGCACCTACCGAAAGGAAGTATAAGGCATCTACAGTGGCCAGCAGCGTCCTTGGTGCCTATACACCAAAACAAACAGCTGACCAGATCATCGACTATGTTATGACCGACCTTGAGGGTGGGGATAAGGTTATCACCGATAACAACGGCGGCACGGCAAAATACGGTATTAACAGCAAAGGCAATGGCCTGACGCCTGAACAGGTTGCGGCAATGGATGGACCAACTGCCCGCCAACTCTACAAAGAGAATTACTATGATGCCATTGGTGCCGATAAAATGCCCGCAGATTTCCGTCTGGTAGCATTTGATGCAGCTGTCCAGCATGGGGTAGATGATAACACCCGCAAGATGATTGATGACGCTGGCGGCGATCCGCGCAAGCTGATTGAAGAACGGCGCAATTACTACATAAAACTGGCACAAGCTGATCCGGTGAAGAACGGCCCGCAGCTGGAAGGCTGGATGAACCGATTGAATAAGTTATCGGCGCAAGTCGATGTCATGCGTGGTCAAGAACCGCCAATATCCGATATGAATGCGGCGATTGATGCCAGCACGGATGACGTTGCTGTGGCAGCTGATGCTAAAGAACTGGTAAAATCACATATTGTGGCCATTCAAGCAGACCGCAAAAACAGTGAAGATATGGCATCGAAACAGGCTTATAGCTATATAAAACAAGGTCAACCTGTACCGCCAACGGTCGAAGCCCGCATGAACCCCGAAGAAGTCATCAAGATGCGGACATCAAACGGCACGGCAAACATGGCTGTTTATCAGGATGTCCGTCAGCGCATTTTGCTGGGCGAACCTGTTGAACTGTCGCAGTATCAATGGCAACTTGGTGGCCGGATGGATGAACTTGTGCAGCTGCAGCAAGACCCGTCGAAAAACCTTACGGGAAAAACGATTGATGACGTGCTGAGAAATGCAACGCCTATCATCATTGGAAAAGCAAAACCTGAGGCTACGGACGATTTTAAGAAGATCGACCAGTTCCAACGTGTTGCCACACAGCAAATAGAGGCCATGCAAAAGGCTACAGGTAAACCTTTAGGTTATCAGGAACAGCAACAGATCGTTGACCGCCTTCTTTTGGAAGTCAACAAATCGCGTAAAAACTGGCTTGATGATACAAAACGCATGTATGAGGTACAGCCAGGCGAACAAATTACTGTTGATGGTATCCGTTCCGATGGGGCATACTACGTCAAGGGACGACGTGCAGCCTATTCCGATGTGATCGACACACTGGTTGGAGAAGCTGAACGTCGGAACCTGCAACCTACACCCGACATATTAAGCGGCCTTTTGGAAGAATTGAACGTAAAAGGCGGCCCGATAGCTTGGAAAGACGAAGGCAAATAAATGGTCGATCTTTTGAAACCGGAACCGACGCATGAAGATCGCGTCGCTATCGCCACAAGTAGGGTACAAAACCCCATTGCATCACCTGCATCTATAGGACTTTCTGATCGTACTGGTCTGCCTGCTGATCTGGTAGAGCGCAACCGTGCCGATATTGAAGCACAACAAAACGCACAAATGATGCGGAAGTTTTTTAGTGACAATACAGCTGCACTTGATTGGGCGGTCAAAGATCATGCGAATGCTGCACTGATTACACCTGACAGTCAAAGCATCATGGCTGATATGGGGCGTATGTTCAACCGTATGGGTGGTGCCTTCAAACAAAACGCGCTACAGAACGAAGTTTCTAAGCTGTCTTATGAATGGAATTTTCGCAAACCTACTGATGAAGAAATAGTCAAGTATTCTGAACTGAAAAGTCACCCTGAATATAATGCCGACTACACGGCAAACCATGGTGTTTTGAACGATTTTGGTGTGACGGTCGCAGGTATGCTGCCGTTTACCTATGAGCAGGTCAAGGGGGGTATCAAAGGCACTGTCATTGGTGGTGTGGCTGGTGGTGTTACAGGTGCTGCTGTAGGTGCCTCAACGGGGCCAGGTGCTGCTGCATCCACCCTTGTTGGTGCCAAGGTGGGTGCTGAACTAGGCGCACCTGCTGGTGCTGCCTATGAGAGTTTCAAGATCATGTCCGGTCAAGCATCGGAAAGCATGCGGCAAATTCGTGGCGTCAATGGTGAAATGCTTGATCCAAACGTCATACGCGGTGCATCTTTGATTTCTGGTGCGGCGCAGGCTGGGCTTGAAATGCTGCCCGTTGGTAAAGTTCTAAGCCATATACCAGGTGCCGCAAAGATGGGCGACGTCATGCTGGGGCCAGTCAAAACACAACTAAGCAAAATACCAGGCTTTGATAAAATTGCCGCGCCATTCACAAAAGCAGGATTGCGCAAGGTACTTGAACTGCCAGGCGCACAACAGATTTTCTACAATTTTGGCAAGCGTGTCATGGACGTGGCCGCGACCGAAGGGGTCACTGAGGGCGCACAACAGATCACACAGATCGCGGGTGAAGAAGCTGCCAAGGGATTGAGCGATGGAGAATTCAAACCTATCAGTCTAAGTGAAGCTATTGACCAGACAGTCACTGCTACAAAATACGGCGTTATGGGTGGCATTGGATATGGTGGCGGTGCGGCTGCTGCTAACATCAAAGGTGACATCCAACAGCAACGGGAACATCGCATAGATGCTACAAAGCAGGCGGCAGATATTCATGCCACGATGCAGAAACCAGAGGCCAAACGGTTTTTGCAGGAAACACCAGAACGGGCGCATGATTACCTGTCACATCTGGCAGGTGACGAAAAGTTCTACATTGACAGCGATGCGGCACTATCTGCTATTGGCACCTTGCCACAAGAACAGATTGATGCTTTATTTTCTGCTGTTCCTGACCTGCGCACAGAACTTGAAAACGCGGCCACCACGGGCGCAGACATATCCATCAAAAAGGCTGATTATGCGGCCTTTATCGCGCCTTACATGGCCGATGATACACTAGCGCAACACGTCAAACTTGATCCAATGGATAAGTCACAATATCAGCAAGCGATGGAAACGGCGGCCATTCAGAATGATCCGCAGCTGGTGCAAAAATTACGCGATGCCATCAACGGTGTTCCTGATCCAAAAGGTGTGCCGGAACAGCTGAAAGCTATTGCCCGCAACGTGCATCAGGCTCTGAAAGCTGCAGGCCGTACCCAAACAGAAGCGGCTGATCTGTCGCAACTTTATGCAGCAACCCATCGTCGCTATGCCGATTTGGGACTTGATCCGATGGGTGAGTTTGCCAAAAAATACCTTGGGTTCCAATCTCTTGACAGCAATGACAACGTGGCCACGAAAGGAAGCAATATCGATGTATTACTTAGTGACCTTGAAAAAGTACGCACCGGAAAGGATAAGCGTCTGGATGACGCTACCAAAGCAGCCATCGCAGATTTTGGCGACCGTCTGGAAAAAGTAGGCATCACACCTGAACAAGCCCGCACCATGACGGGCGACGAAGTGTTTGCCAAGTTATATGCGCCTGACCCGCTGACACAGCGCATGGATCAGGTGATAAATGACGTGCAAGGCGGTGCCGATCAGCTAGGGCTTGACCTTAATGTGCGCGACATCGCCGAAGGGATCGACCAGATCGACGGTGTTCCTGCCGCGCCGGTCGAAGATCATTCGATCATCAAAAACCGTTTGTTGCAGGCGGAACGGAAAAATGACACGCATCCTGCCGATAAATATTTTGATAAAAAGGCATTAGAAAATGCCCGCAATCAGAACGATCAAAGTCGTGAACGCCTTGTTTACATGAAGCCGCAAGATTTTCTTGATGTAGCGATGTCTGGCACTGATAAAACAAAACAGGATCGCGTCACAAACATGGTCGCAAACAATGAGAGATTTAGCGACATTCCATCACTTGGTTTTACACATGACGGTGAAGGCACAGCCGTTGTCACAAGTCACGAAGGTCGCCATCGCGCCCGTGCATTAATGGCAATGGGTATTGATAAAATGCCAGTCATTATGCGCCATGTTTACGATCAAAATGGTCAGGCTTTGCGCTGGGGTTCGCTTGATAAAGAAAACTTCAAAGACACCTATCCTAAAAAACTTTATGCACAGGTAGGCGATAGCACTGGCACAAAAGATAATAAGGGGAAGGCGATTGATTTCCCAGTTCCCGATCCCCGCGTCTTACATCAAGATGCCCGTGGATATGTTGACTTTGAAGGCATGCTGCGCAAGGTCATCACGACGTTCACCAGCAAGGCAAACTTTTCCACCGGCGTCCATGAATTCGCGCACTATGCAAACGCACTGCATCGTCAATATGTGCAGATAGCCCGTGCGCAGGCGGCAGCTGGTCCTGTGTCTGCCGAAGTGCAAAAGATCATCGATGACTGGGAAGCACTGAAAAAGAAGGTCGGTGCGACATCGGATAAGTTTACAACTGATCAGGAAGAACAGGTCGCAAAACTGTTTGAAAGTTACATGCGCGAAGGCGTGGCACCATCGGAAGAACTGCGCGGCACGTTTAGTCGGTTCCGCGATTGGTTGCTGCATATTTATCAAGACATTAAAAAACAGCTAGATGTAGAACTTGATCCTGAAACTGCAGCAATATTTGACAGCTGGCTGGCGTCGGAAGATGCGATCAATAAAGTCAAAGGCAAGAATGACGTGCTGGCACAGCTGACTGAAACGCTGGGCCTGCCGGAAGATGCACAAAAAACGATCATGGATTATCTGGTCGGGGCCGTTCAGAATGCGTCTGACCGCGTGTTCCGAAAAATTCGTTCTGACCAAAAGAAACGCGAAACGGTAGAATACCGTGAAAAATATCAGCGGGCTGTTAAGAAAGCCCGTGATGCGCTGCTGGAAACGCGACCTTATCAAATCATCGAAAACATGGAACAAAATGGCATCCGTGCTTATATCGGTAAGGACACAGATGCCCGCCTTGGTGTTCCTGACGAAATGCAGTTTGCACCAGAAAATGCCGTGCCTGTGACACAAGCGGACATCGACACGATCATGTCGGAAGCTGATAACCATGACGCCAAAAAGCAGGCTGTCATCAATATGCTGCTGTCGAAACAGCCAAAGCAACCGCGTAGCCTGTTAGGGTTTTTCAAATATATCGGCGGTCTAAAAGACGATGGCGGGGAACTGAAAGGCATGGACGCAGGGAAAAAATACCCTGGTGTCATCAATAACAA